CACCAAATGAAAATGTATAACTGTACCTCTTCATATGTAGACCGTGCGTCTTTCTTCGGTGAGTACTTCTATATTCTACTATGTGGTGCAGGTGCAGGCTTCTCTGTACAGACACATCATGTAGACAAGCTTCCTCAGGTCGTTGATCGTAAAAAGCAAGCTAAGGGATATGTCGTAGAGGATTCTATTGAAGGTTGGGCTGCAGCTCTAGACGTGTTAATGTCATCCTATTTTGTAGGTGGCGGTACACATCCTGACTTTGAAGGTCGTCGTGTATTCTTTGACCTAACAAACATTCGACCCAAAGGCGCAAAGATTTCTGGTGGATTCAAAGCACCGGGCCCTGATGGTTTACGGATGGCTTTGGATCGTATTGAGTACTTGATTCAAGGTCTGGTAATGGGAAAAAATGGTCCAGTTTCTTTACGACCAATCCATGTCTACGATATTGCGATGCATTGTGCTGACGCGGTCCTGAGCGGCGGTGTGCGGCGTTCTGCAACTATCTGTCTGTTTACTCCAACTGACACAGAGATGATGAACGCTAAGACCGGTAATTGGTTTGTAGACAACCCACAGCGTGCACGTTCTAATAACTCTGCAGTGATTGTTCGTAAGGAAACCAAGAAGGAAGACTTCATGGCGATCATGGATTCTATCAAGCAGTTTGGTGAACCTGGTTTCGTGTTTGTAGAATCCACAGAACATACAACCAATCCGTGTGTAGAGATTGGTATGTTCCCACAGATCGATGGTGAGTCTGGTTGGCAGGGGTGCAACCTGACAGAGATCAACGGTGGGCAGTGCGTAGATGAGGAATCATTCTATAAGGCATGTGAGGCCGCATCGATCCTTGGTACACTTCAAGCTGGTTACACCGACTTTAAATTCTTATCTGATACATCCAAGAAGATCTTTGACCGTGAAGCTCTGCTTGGGGTGTCTATCACTGGATGGATGAATAACCCTGATGTTTTATTCGATGAAAAGATCTTGGAAAAAGGCGCCAAGATTGTTAAAGAGACTAATGCTCGAGTTGCTAATCTTCTCGGGATTAATGCTGCTGCTCGGACTACTTGCGTTAAGCCTAGCGGCAATGCTTCTGTACTCTTGGGTACTGCAAGTGGAATACACGCTGAACATTCTGAAAGGTACATTAGAAATATCCAACTAAACAAAGAGTCTGAGATTGCACAGTTAATTGCTAAGACTAATCCAGATATGGTTGAAGAATCTGTATGGTCTGCATCTGGTAGTGACTGGGTCGTTTCATTCCCTATTACCCCTAAGAAGGATTCACTTCTTAAAGATGATCTGATTGGTACTAAGCATCTTGATCTGGTAGCCAAAGCACAGAAGCACTGGGTAAATCCAGGTAAAAACAAAGATCTCTGTGCGGATCCAACTGTTAGTCATAACGTATCGAACACAATTCTAGTAGAGGACTGGGACGATGTTGCTGAATATGTTTATAGCAATAGGAATAGCTTTGCTGGTATTTCTTTCTTGTCTACTTCTGGCGACAAAGATTTTAATCAAGCGCCAAATACTGAAGTCATCGACGCTGAAAAGATGGTGGAAAAATATGGCGTGGCGGCTGTTTTAGCCTCTGGTCTCGTTGTGGATGGCCTGCAAGCTTTTGGAGATCTTTGGATGGCCTGCAGTACTGCTCAAGGATTTGGCGAGGATATCTCGGCTGAAAACTCCAAGAACACTATGAAGAAAGACTGGGTACGTCGTTTCCAGGCGTTTGCATCCAAGTATCTAGAAGGTGATCTTAAACAAGCAGAGTACTGTTTGAAAGATGCTCACTTAATTCACAAGTGGGAGAAGATCAAACGATCATATCAACAGATCGACTGGATTGGTGAGCTAACTGAAAAGAAGTTTACTGATGTGGATACGCTCGGTGCGGCAGCTTGTGCCGGCGGAGCTTGCGAAATCGATTTCTAGCAAAATGATAAATAGTCCTGAGTGAACAACTTGGGACTATTTTTTTACATATGTGGTATCATGAATTCAAACCGTATGAGCCAAAAACGGCTCCGGAGGAATATATTGGATTTGTTTATCGTATTCAAGACTTGGATACAAACAAGAAATATATTGGTAAAAAACTATTCTGGAACAGACGCAAGACGAAGGTCAAAGGCAAATCCAGAGCAAAATACGTCACTAAAGAATCCGACTGGAGAAAGTACTACGGCTCCAACAAATTGCTTCAAGAGGAAGTGGCCAACTACGGTCCTGACCCTGAAGCAAAAAAATACTACCGAGAAATTCTTAGATTTTGTAAGACTAAGGGCGAATGCTCGTACTATGAGGCAAAGCTTCAATTCGAGCACGACGTACTATTGAGAGACGATTATTATAACGAGTACATCCAATGTAGGATCAACTCAAGACACATCAAAAAGGATAAAGATGATGGTGAATAAAATGAATCTGTATGTGCATGAGATTCTGAAAAAAGTGTCGGCTAAAAACAAAAAGGCAGATAAGATTCAGGTTTTGAAAGAGAATGAATCCTTTGCCCTAAAGACAATCTTACAAGGCACCTATAACCCAGGTGTGAAGTTCCTTCTTCCCGAGGGAGATCCACCATATACTCCGAACAGGCCTGAGAGTATTCCAAGCACCTTGGAAAAACAATTGAAGAAGATGCTGTACTTCGTTGCACCCAAAGGCAATGACGTCAGACCATTCAAGAGAGAACGTATTTTCATTCAGCTTCTTGAGGCTATCCATCCTGAAGATGCTAAAATCGTATTGCAGATGAAAGAGAAAAAACCCTTCAAGGGCATCACATCTGCAGTAGTGAAGGAGGCATTTCCAAGTATCCTCCCCTAATCGTTATGATCTTTGAACCTTAACCACTAAAGGAATCTTTCTATGATCATTTCCCAAATCGAGAGACTCAGAAAAGACTACCGCGAATTAGAACACTATGAGTACAAGATGGCAAAAATGGGTCGTTCAGACCTTGTGAGGAAACTGAGACTTAAAAGGGATTTCTTAGGTAAATCAATATCTGACATGGAGGATCAAGTCTACAATTAACTGTGTACAAACCGTGAGAAACAGTTTATAATCCATATATCATTACGGGGGGAGAGGAGTATACCAAAGCTTCTCTCCTCTTTTATGTTAAAAACTTAACTAATAGTTTGAAAAAAGTACAAATTACCTATGTACAAACCACGTGTAAGGTACTATATTACATATATAAGCTGATACACGAAAGGTTCACATCATGACTGCTTTTGACAAGACTCAGTTCCAGTACTTCGGTGGTTACCTCAACTACCTCGGCGACTACGAAGGCGCTGAGTACTACCAGGAAGGTCCAAACGTCCACCCATCTCGCGTAGGTACCCGTAAGCCTCTCTTTATCGCTCGCTTCAAGCACGGTGGGGTTTTCACCCGATATCGGGTGCAGAAGAAGATCGTGGAGCTGTTCAGCGTAGAACAGTATTCAAAACTGATGAAAGATGGTGGCACTCCACTTGGTATCCTCAAAGACGCCGATCCGGATTGGTACTACGAAATGCTGTACAGGAACATGGCATGAAACGTCAAACTATACTCAAGCAGATTGGAGAGCCTAACCTAGCTCTCTATGATGCTCCAGGTTACTTCTACTTCGTATATGATGATGATACTATATATGAAACCCGTAGCGTAATGGTCGATCGCCTTTCTCATTTGTTTCTCGATCAATGGGTCGACGAAGGTAAACAGTTTGTAAAGGACATGCAAGAAGGACTTAGACATGCGTGACCCTGTTGTACCCAGGCTTAAAGATTACTGGAAGTATAACTTTACCCGTACATTTTGGAATCTATACCTAACTAAAAATCCTATGGGAAGACTGATGGGTATAGACTATAGTCAATTTATTAAGAAAGAAGAAAATGACGAATCTGAATGAAAAAGTAATTCTCACTGACTGCGACGGCGTACTCGTTGACTGGCTCTTTGGCTTTAAAGAGTTTATGGCCGAACGTGGTTATGCCGAACAAAATCCTACAGGCTATTCTGTATGGAAACGATATGGTTTTGTTAACAAAGAAAAAGGAGATAGTCTGGTACAAGAGTTTAATAACTCTGCGGCAATTGCACATCTTACTCCCCATTACGATGCTGTTAAATACGTACGTAAGCTGTACGAAGAAGGTGGATACGTGCTTCGTGTCATCACCTCTTTGTCGCTGAATAAATACGCTTACAAGGCACGGTTACAAAATCTTCACGATCTATTCGGTGAAGAGGTAATCGATGAACTTGTCTGCCTGGATACTGGCGCCGATAAAGATGAGGCCTTGGAGCCCTATCGTAACAGTGGTTGTTACTGGGTAGAAGATAAAGTACAAAACGCAGAACTTGGTGATGAGTTGGGTCTACATTCATTCTTGATTGATCTTCCACACAATCGTCACCTACCGTATGAAAACCGCGTAAATGGATGGGAAGACATTTACCACTCTATCGTAGGAGCTTAATATGAAATTCGCTATTATCGGTTCTATCGCTGCACTTGCCCTTACTGGCTGTGCACAGATCATTCAACCTCTCGATGAATGCACAAACGTAGTGTACTACAACGAAAAGATGCCACAGTATGCAACTATTGGCGCTGTCGCTGGCACGGCCGCTATGATTGTTCTTTCTGACGGTAACGTAGGCGGTACCGATGCACTGTTTGGTGCAGCTACTGGTGCTCTGGCAGGTACCGTTGCATCCGGCGGACTTTACACTGCGAGCATTTGTTCATCGATGACAGAAACTCTTAAGGACGTACAATGAAAAGAATCCTTTCCATCCTAAGTTTAGTAGCCGTGGGTGCATGCGCTACTCCAGCTGCTGCAGAGACTGCAATTGTAGTTGACGAAATCGAAGTGAATGTTTCAGTGACTATCTGTCGAAGCCAAAATTGTAATTAATTTATTATCTGCCCGTAGCTCAGCTGGATAGAGCATCGGTCTTCTAAACCGACGGTCGTAGGTTCGAATCCTACCGGGCAGGCCATTATTATAGGAGAAAGAAATGTTATTTCTTGGACTTGGAGCAGTTGCCCTTACCTTAACTGCACTTGTTGGTGGATGGGTTCTCTACCAGGAAGTTTTCTCAGAAGAGAAGGTAGAAACTACAGAAAGTGAAGTTCCTGCTATTGCATATTACTCGGATGCAGAGTGGTTGGATCAACCACAAGCGACAATCAAATATCTCGTTGAAGATGATGAAGGTATTGATGCTGATCTGACACTTGGCGCTGTAATGCAGTGGGTGCGAGATGATGAACCTAATATCTACACCGGCGATTGGAACGTCAAGGTTAATACCTGGAACGATGCGGGTGTGGTGCAAATCAACGGAGATGCATCCACCCTTATTAAAGATCGCTATGATGATGTAGAGATGCCGTACTTTACCGGTGACGGTTTTATCGAACACGTAACTATTGACTTGGAGTTTGTATAATGGATATGACTACAAATAAAAACATTTCGAAAGAGTTTCGTAAGCGTCTTGATCAGATCAATCGCTGGAACAAGAAGCAGAATCCTAACATTACGGTTTGGAGTCAAAAAGAGAATCGATATATTCGGATTAGCTCCAATGAAGTATGGGGTAAGCCAGATTCGTTTAGGATGAAGTAATGGAAAAGCTCCAAGACTATGTAAAGGTCTATCAGAAAATGATGCCTGATGAGTTATGTGATAAACTCATTGATCATTATGATAACTCTGAGCATAAGATTGAACGTGACGATGAACTAATGAAGTTCAAAGAGATCAATCTGATGGACGACGTGTCTCTTCTGGAAGAGTTTAACCAGATGGCAGGTTTGATGGAATCAGCATACCGGCAGTATATTCAAGACGTTTTTGGTTTGTTTCCCAAACGAATCTCATATGAAGCACCTCGTGTTAAAAGATACGAGCCTGGTGAAGGATATTTTGAATGGCATACCGATGTAGCATCCGCTGAGTCTGGAAAGCGAATGCTTGTCATGTTCTGGTACCTGAATGATGTAGAAGAAGGCGGCGCGACTCAGTTCCTGATCAATGAGAAGGTCATGTCCGTTAAACCACGTAAGGGTTCAGTCGTTTGTTTCCCACCTTATTTCATGTATCCACATAAGGGTGATATCCCAATCAGTGGACCAAAGTACGTAGTAAGCTCATATATAAATTTAGCGTAACATCTAACAGCCGCTATAGCTCAGTTGGTAGAGCAGTTGATTTGTAATCATCAGGTCCCGAGTTCGAACCTTGGTGGCGGCACCATACAAGAGAGGCAACGATGCACATTGAGAGTGACACCAAACTAGATTACTCGGACGTTCTTCTTCGTCCTAAGCGTTCAACACTAACGTCTAGAAAAGAGGTTAAGCTCACTCGAACATTTGCATTTCCTCATTCTCAACGAAAGATCGACGTCAATCCTATTATCGCAGCTAATATGGATGGCGTCGGTACTTTTGAGATGCTTAAGGTTCTCGCAGAAGACGACATGCTTGTAGCACTCAATAAATCGTACACTCCAGAAGAACTTCGTAATGTATATAGTCATGCAGCTATGAAAGATAGCTGGCGCATGAGAGAGAGTCTCTGCTTGACAATTGGTATGCAGGATACAGACTACGAGAAAGTCAGAGAGCTTAAGTATAAATTCCCAATCATTTGTATCGATACACCAAACGGTTACATGGAGAAGTATGTCCAGTTTGTAAAGTCTATCCGTGAGCTTTGTGGTGTTGATAACATTATCATTGCAGGTAACGTGGTTACTGCTGATCAGACACAGGAGTTGATTCTAAATGGAGCTGACGTGGTTAAAGTGGGCATTGGTCCTGGATCTGTTTGTACTACTCGCATTGTTACTGGTGTTGGGTATCCGCAACTATCGACGGTTATCGAGTGCGCTGATGCCGCTCATGGGCTTGGCGGTCATGTTGTTGCTGACGGGGGTTGCACTTCTCCGGGAGATGTAGCCAAGGCATTCGCAGCAGGTGCAGACTTTGTAATGCTTGGTGGCATGCTAGCAGGACATGATGAAGGCGGTGGCGAACCAGTACATAAATATATCCATAACAATGAATACTACTATATGAAAGAAGACGAAATCTATAAGCCTGTTATCGAACGCAAAGAGTTTCGGCAGTTCTATGGTATGTCATCCAATACAGCTAACAAGAAGCATGCAGGTGGATTAAAGGACTATCGTGCATCAGAAGGTCGTGATATCCTTGTGCCATACCGTGGTGCAGTTGCTGACACGGTGCAGTATATTCTAGGTGGCCTCAGGTCCACGTGTACATACGTGGGAGCAAAGCAGATCAAAGACCTGACCAAGTGTGCTACATTTGTTAAAGTCAACAATCAATACAACAAGGTATACGAGAATGCTTAAACTTCGTGAGTTGACTGCAGATCAACATAAAGTCGCAGAGAGGCAAGGGTTTGCCAAGAAACTACTTTCTGGTAAGATTGATACCTATGAGTATGTCACTTATCTCTACAACATGGGATTCATCTACAACACCTTGGAGAATATCGCATGGCAAGCCGGGGTGCTGGAAGGTATTGAGTCCATTCGTCGTGCAGACAAAATCTGGACTGATTACGAGGAACTTCTGGATGGGTACTCGATTCCTCCCATGTTGAACACAACAAATGAATATTGCGAGTATTTTAGATCCATTCGAAACGAGCCGAGTAAACTATTGGCTCACATCTACGTTCGACACATGGGTGACATGGCTGGTGGTCAGATGATCGCCAAGAAGGTACCTGGCAAAGGTAGGTTCTACGAGTTTGAGGACGTTGAGAACCTTAAACTCAAATTAAGAGAAAAGCTAAATAATGATATGGCGGATGAGGCAAAGATCGCTTTTGATTTCGCTACGGATTTATTTGTAGAACTGGATAACATCGATGATCTGGAATCGTTTAGTCGAGATCCAAAACTTTTTAGAGAATAAGTTTGAGAGCACGGGTACAGAAATCCAAGAGGAAGGGATGGATCAGTTCAATCGTCCCGGTTGGGTTAATCGGGTGTGGACTTCTGATGCTTATCGTAGAGCTCATGTCGACGTCGTAGACGCCAGAGAAACCAAGAAGCTGTGGATGATGCACGTCTGTGTCTTTCCGCATTTGAAAAGCGATGCCCCTATCTTTGGATTTGATATCATCGCCGGTCAGAAAAAGATCACCGGATGCTTCTTTGATTTCAGCCCTACCACTGATAAGAGTCATAGAATGATTTCATGGTTTGGAAACACTATGGCCAAGTACGGTTACAACAAGACTAGGACACTTCCAGAATGGGCTCAACAAATCTTCAGTCGACATATGGTGGCTGCTGGAAACGTGTCAGAAGAATCCGAGATAGATATGATTACGGAGATGATTCATGAGGGTTCGGAATATTACCTGGACAATATTGGTTCTTATGACAGTATTTACGTTCACGATGATTTGGGAAAAGACGCACAAAACAGATATGCCCATTACCAAAAACAAAACCCTCATACTCCAAGAACCATGACGTCTCTAGGACTTGGTGAGGATGACGTCCGTTTGTTTATCGATAAATGTTTATTTCCTGAGGTTTGATATGCCAGTTTATACAGTTAAAAATCTTTCTAATGATGAGTATGCAGAGGTGAATATGCCATACGATGAGTTCAAGAAGCTTCTAGAGGATAACGAACACTTGAAACAGGTGTTCAAAATGCCTGCTACGGTATCCTCCAGCATGGCAGCTCATCGCCGTCCA